CCGACATATCATAATCACACGGAGTAGATAGTAATCTAAGTTGCCGCTTTCCGGATTGGAAGAAGACTCGGAGCTATCTTAGCACCATAGGCCAAATCCCGATCAAGCATGTAATAGGAAGTATTCCACATACGCTCTTCCATCTTCCCAAAATCAGGTCTAGCTCTCATATCAAATCCAGCCATCGAAACTCCGACATACATATTCTTCGTTATAGTTTCTTGGAGTTCGTAGTCTTCTTCAATACTAAAACCCATGTACATTCTCTTGACTAATGGCTGAGAGAGGTCTTCATTTGAAGTGTTGGGTCTCTTTCCGGCTCTAATCTCCTCGTCAATTTCTATTAGAAAGTCCGCCATCCAATAATGGAAGTTATAGAGTCCGGGGTTGGTGCCAAGACTGCCCAACATAAGGCCATGAATACGAGCCAACGCTACTCGTCTATCATGAAGATTCGAAATTCCTCGTCCGTCTCTGAACCAATGCTCATCTGCTGTTCTGACGGGAACTACGATAATCTTATCCGGGTTCAGAATTGGATTAAACTCTCTAGCAACAAAGCAGTGTTTGAGAAACACTATGCCAGTAGGTTTCATATGCGTTCCACCATCAGGATCAGTCCAAGGGAACTTACAGACTGTACCCCACTTCGGGTCGAATTGAGATAAGAATGAGTACGTTTCATTGCAGTTCTTCCACTTAATGGTAACTTTAAGATGATCTTGAAGAACATTGCGCATCGTCTTAAGAGTAAGGAAATTATCCAAGCTAGACGATATTGCCAAAATGCTATCATCTCCGTTAAATTTTGCTGCAAATTCGGCTTTCCGTAACCATTCTGTTACTACGACTGGATCGGATTCCTGGCCAGCTCTCTCCACACACCATATGCTATAGTAAATCTTCTTCTTGACGTCTCCTCCGTATTGCATCGCAGTAAATAATAGATAATAGATAAATGCGAAGATTGAGAATAGAGTGTTGATGTGCGTAGTAGAAAATCTCCCACTCATATTTCCAATAATAAGACGCCAAAATCCGTCGGGCCATTGGAGGATATTGATAGCCATAGCATTGACAATTCGGTGTAAATGGTGCCAGGTTAGAAAGAATTTAAGTTTATCCTCTTTGCTTAACCACATTATGTGTGATGACATAAGCATCATCAACATTTGAGCTAGTTCTGAAATATCTTGATTTGTCATATCATCTTCTATAAACTTCT